CAGCGCAACTTGGTAATCAAGATGCGTGGACTCAAATCCGCAATGAATACACCCGAGTCAGGAACTCAGTGGCTATTAAGTCCTTGCCTCCTGGTGTTGCAACTGACAAAGACATTGAATTAGCACTAAAAGGCATACCGCCTGAAACTGCAAATTCCGCAACACTTGCATCCTTTTTGCGTGGGACGGCGAAGCTCCAAGACATTGACTCAGCAATCAACAATGCTAAAACTGACTGGCTGTCTCAAAACAATGGCTTGCTGACTCGCGCAAAAGGCACTTTTATCGCTGGTGACTATTCTGCAAAGCCTGGTGAAACTTTCAACGATTTTGCGCAGCGGATTGTTGGTGATGTTTCTGCAAAATATCGACCCGCAGCACAAGTTGCTGATGATGAGCGGCAGAGACGCATTGCACAAATTCCAACGAATCAAGCGCCAGCGGCTGCACCTGTGCAAACAAGTATCGAGGCACAAGCTGATGCAATTTTGCGCGGAGTCCGTTAAATGGCAACAGCACAAGAATATGCTGCTTGGATAGTCCAAAACGCTGATAAGCGTGGCACGCCTGATTTTGAGACGGTTGCCAAGGCTTATGAGACTGCAAAAGGCCGTGAAACCACAGCCGTAATGCAGCAGCAGATAGCACCTGTACCTCAAGCACCAAGCGTGCTAGATCAGATCGTTGGCGCTGGTGAGACCGCCTTGACAGTGGGTACAGCACTTACAGGCGGCACAGTTGGCACTATTTATGGCGCAGGCAAGGGCCTTGCCCAGCAGATTCTTTCCGGTGAGTTTGGAACGCCAGAGGCCGTAGGAGAGGTAGGAAGGGCAGCAGCCGAAGGCGCACAGGCTTTGACATATCAGCCCCGCACTGAGGCTGGTCAATCGCAAGTGCAAGCTGTAGGCCAACTTGCGGCTGCTTTGCCGCCAGTCTTGCCGTTGATTGCAGCTCCAGGACAGATTTTGCAAGCCACAAGGCAGGCAGCCCCCATCGTACAAGCCACAGCCCAGCGTGGAGTCGCTGCAGCACAGCAAGCGGCAACTACAACAGGGCAAGCCATTGCAAGGCCAGTACAAGCTGCAACCACAGCCGTGCGTCAAACCTTTGGCATGCAGACCCCAACAACAGCTCCAGCAGCGGGTAGAGTCTCTGTGGGTGCGGCAGCAACACCTGCTGACTTGCAAAGAGTAACTACTGCTGAACAACTTGGTTTTGTTGGCCCTGCTGGTTTAACTGCTGGGCAAAGAACAAGGAATTTTGCAGACCTTCAGTTTGAAAAAGAAACCGCAAAAATTGGTGATGTTGGTGCGCCTTTGCGGGAACGGGTAAGCAATCAAACGGCAAACTTAATCCAGCAATTTGATGCAATGGTTGACCGCACTGAACCATTGCTTGTAGATGTAAGAGATATTGGAAAAGGCGTAAGCCAAGCTGTAGTTAACAAAGCCGAAGTACAAAGACGAAGGGTCGGTGACGCTTATACAAAAGCTCGGGAAGATGGGTCAATGCGTGAACCAGTCACATTGGATGCTTTGGCTACGGCGGCAGCTGATGTACAGCGTTTTGAAGGCGTTGCAGCAAACGTTGCGCCTATCCGCAAAGAAGCTATCAGACTTGGGGTTTTGGCAGAAGATGCTGATGGAAACTTATTTCCTCAAGCTCGACCGATTGACGATACGGAACTTTTGCGGCAGTTTGTTAATCAAGCAACTGATTGGACTGATAAACGCCAAGCTCTTATGGCTGGGAAAATCAACAATGCCATTGATAAAGGGACAGAAGGTAAGGGCGGAGAATCTTATAAAGTAGCTCGGAAATTAAGAGAAGATTTTTCTAACGAATTTCAAAACGTTGGTCTGACAGCAAAACTGCTGTCAACTAAGCGAGGCACGGACGAACGCACTATTGCTTTTGATGATGTGTTTGACAAAATCATCATCAATGCTCCACTGGAAGAGATGAACAAGATCAGAAAGACTTTGCTCACTGCTGGACCAGATGGCAAGCAATCATGGAATGAACTGAAGTCAAACACTATTCGCTTCATCATCAACAAAGCACTGTCAACAGCACAAAGGGATGAGCGTGGTCAACCTTTGATTTCTCCTGACAAGCTGAATGGGGTGATTCGGTCTTTAGACAAAGAAGGTAAGCTCGAAAGTTTGTATGGCAAAAAACAAGCCCAGCAAATTAGAGACCTCGGTGAAATAGCGATTGACATCTATACAGCACCACCGGGCGCAATAAATTTTTCGAATACAGCATCAGCATTGCAAGTTGCACTAGACTCCGTGATGACGTTTGGCCTGACTGGTATTCCAGCGCCAGCAGCCACAGCCTTAAAAGAGGCATCAAAATATGTCAAAAATCGTGAAGTCAGAAACAGGGTTCGACAGGCTTTGCAACCTTTAGGAGAATAAATAAATGTCCGCACTCTCAATTCAAGTCCCGTTTCCAGTTTTTCAAGACCGTGATGGACAGCCCTTAGACAATGGATATGTCTGGATTGGTGTGGCAAATCTGCAGCCACAGACAAACCCAGTTGTCGCTTACTTTGATGAAGCCCTGACGATCATTGCAGCACAGCCACTGCGGACGATCAATGGTTACATCTCCAATGCGGGTACGCCTGCTCAGGTTTTTGTAGATGCGGTGAACTTCAGCATCTTGGTGCAAGATAGTAATGGCACTATGGTTTATAGTTTCCCAGACGGAACGGGTCTCAGCCCAAATGCTGCCGGTATCATTTATGACCCTGCTGGCACTGGTGCTGTACCAACCACGGTGCAAGCCAAGCTGCGCGAATTTATAAGCGTTAAAGACTTTGGTGCTGTTGGCAATGGCGTAGCAAATGACGCTATTGCCGTCACCAATGCATTTAACGCTTCAAATGGAGTTCGTGTTTTATTTCCGTCAGGGGTCTACAAATTAAGCAGCACAGTGGCAGCGCCTACTGGTTCAAGAGCCTACATGGAATATGGGTCATCGTTTTTGACCAACACGCCTACAAATGTAGACTACCTTTGGGAAAATAAAAACTCACTGGCTGTTATTGCTTCAGTTGCGGAGGTTCAACATCTTTTTGAACAAAGTTCGTACCCGTTTGAAGGTGTAGGTGGGTATTGGCCTAGTGGCCCTGTTGGAACATACTTTGGCATCTCCAAAGAATTTAATTCAACCTATGGAAATGGTACAGACAGCCCATACGCAGCCCAATGGATTTATGCGGTAAACAACAACTCTACTGCGTCTGTTGTAGGCCAAATGGTGATTGCCAGAACAATAACCAACAATGATGTTGCATTTGGCATAAATTCAATTGCAACAAATGAGCCGTCAACAACTGGCGCTAAATTGGTTGGTATGGAAATTGACGTAGAGTCTTCTGCGGGCACTACGATAAGCACACAATCGGCTGGACTTTATATAAATATTTTTAACACCACAAATACCGGCCCAGCAATGCAAATAGGCGGCATTGGTGGTGGAACGTGGAATAACGGCGTTGTAGCAAATAACATTTCTACAAGCGGCGCCGCGTTTGGCGACCAAGCTGGATTGTCTTGCGGTTGGGGTTTAGCTTTAGTAAACGGCACGTATGCTAACGCCGCTATTGAACTTGGGCCACAAAGAAATCTATCCATTAAAAGTAATAGCTCGGTCACCAATAACATTTACGCTAACGCCAGTGACAATTTCTTTTTTGACCTTGGCAAAGACATTTATTTTACTAGCCCGTCAAGCACACAAGGCAACCGCATTGCTACTGTTCGTAGCGTTAATGGGATAGAAAGCGCAATTTTTTATGTGGTCAGCGCTTATGGCGCAAGTAGTGCAAATACCGCTGTTGGTGTGGGCAAAGATTCGGTTACGTCAAGGTCAATCAACGCTGGTGGCACAATCAATGCAAGCGGCGCTGACTACGCCGAGTACGAGTACAAAAACGACACTTGCGGCGAAGTCTTAAAAGGCCAAATTATCGGCTTTGATGCGGATGGTAAGGTAACGGACAAGTACGATAGCGCTGTTTCGTTTGGCGTCAAAACAACTAATCCAAACATAGTTGGTGGTGATACTTGGTTTGAAGAAGTTGGCGATGTACCAGTTGCACCCGAATACACGCCACTTGACATTGAGCGCCCCGTGCACCCAAATCAAACCATTCGTAAATCAACGGAACAAAGTGATGCAGAACTTGCTGATTTTGAGCAAAAGACCGCCGCATACGAAAAGACTTTGAGTGACCACAAAGCGCAATGGGAACAAACCGTATTGGCCTCACATCAAAACGCAGTAAATGTTTATAAAGCCCAGCTAGAGATGGTGAGGGCAACTGTTGACCGCATATCCTATTGCGGGAAAGTTCCGGTCAATGTAACCGGCGCGGCGGTGGGTGAGTACATTATCCCAACAAAAGACGGTGATGGCATCAAAGGCGTTTGCGTGGCAAGCCCAACTTTTGAGCAATACCGAAATTCAGTAGGTCAGGTGCGAAAAATCCTAAGTGATGGCCGCGCCGAAATAGTTGTAAAGGCAATTTAATTATGGCAGACACCAAAATCTCGGCGCTTACCTCCGCAACAACCCCGTTAGCGGGTACGGAAGTTTTGCCCATTGTTCAATCAAGCACCACGGTAAAAGTTGCCGTATCCAATTTAACCGCTGGCCGGTCGGTAAGTATGGCTGATGCCACAATATCAACAGGCAATTTAGCGTTTAGCACCACTGGACAACGCATCACTGGTGATTTTAGTAATAATACTCTTGCAAACCGTTTGATGTTTCAAAATAGCGTTGTAAACGGCGCAACCATTGTTACTGCTATTCCAAATGGAACAAATAGAGGCTGTCAAATTGTAGCGGCTAACGTTAGCGATCCTACAAATGCACAAATTGCACAAGTGCTTATCAGCGCAACTGAGGTAAGTTTTCGGTCAGGGGCGTATGGAACAGGTACATCATCATATTTACCGATAGGTTTTTACACTTCGGGCGCCAAAAAGTTTCAGATTGACACTAGCGGAAATTCGACTGTAACGAGCGCGGCGGGTTTAGGCTATAGCACTGGCGCTGGCGGTACGGTTACGCAAGGCACCAGCAGAACAACTGGCGTAACATTAAGCAAGCCTACTGGACAGATCACAATGTTTTCAGCGGCAGGGTCAATAGTAGCTGCAACATTTACGGTAACCAATACATTGGTGGCGGCAACGGACACTATTATTTTGAACCAGCAATCGGGGACAAATCTTTACGTTTTGTTGGTGACTGCGCTTGCTGCGGGTAGTTTTGATATCACGTTTTACACAACCGGCGGTGTTGCAACTGATGCCCCCGTAATCAACTTTTCGTTAATTAAAGGAGTAACAGCATGATTTATTTAGCATCAATATGCCATGATCTTAAATCAAACACCTTAGAAGCCACTTGGCTTGAAGAAGCGCCAGACAATAACGGCGATCTTGTGGAACTCAAACGCGTAAAGTGCCGCAACTACAGCGCAGACCAAAAAGACGAATTTCTTGCTGAATGTGGTGCAGACGGGCAAAAATACGCTGATTTAGCTGAGTGGTGAAAAAATGCTAAAAGCAGTCAGAGCATCTATAACAAGTGGTGTGTTAAGTTATATTGCTTCACGCCCTAAAGTCGTTCCACTTTCAAGTCAAAGTCCGACACAAAGTGTTCTTTTGCTTGAAGATGGTGGATTTTTGTTGCAAGAAAATGGCGACGAAATTCTTTTAGAAAACTAAGGAAAAATTATGTCCACTAATTCACAAATTGCATTTGCGCCTCTTGGCGAGACCGTAGTAGTTGCTGCGGCAGCTAGTGCGCCTACTGGCGTTCAGGCGTTGGTTAGCGGTAGACTTGATGCACAGGGAACAGGTCAATATCGAATCATCAACAACAGCATTAATACAGTGTTTTTGGGTGTTGGTACGACTGCGGCATTGGCTACGGCAAATGCTGTTGCACCTATAGCTGGAGACCCAAGCCCAGCCATCGTGCTTGTGCCTGGAGCTGTTGAGATTCTGCGCTTTGCGCGGACATCGTATTTTAGCGGTCTTGCCTCGGCAGCATCCACTGTCTACATCGTGCAAGGTGAAGGCATTTAATGAATCAGGTTGACGCAACCGATGCACGACTTCAAACGCACGAGGAAATTTGTGCGCTGCGGTACGAGGCCATCCAAAAGTCGTTTGAGTCCGGTAGCAAGCGTATGAGCCGCATTGAGTACATTCTTTATGCGCTGATTGCTGTCACTCTGCTTGGTCCAGGCTTTGCTGCCGAAATGCTCAAGAAAATTCTGATGTAGTCATGGACGCGCTGCCGCCACCATTGCCAGTGGCGCAAGCACCTTCGCCAGTTTTTGAGTGCGTGAGGTGGTCGTGGTCATCTGATCGCAAAGAGGTCTGGTGCTTGCAATGGCGGGAAAAAGGCAAACCTGAACCTAAAAAGGTAGCGGAAAGTGATTGATCCCATAAGCGCCCTTGCAGGCATACAGGCAGCAGTTGCGCTGATCAAGAAGGTTTCAAAGACCGTCGACGACGTATCCAGCCTTGGGCCTGTGCTGGGCAAGTACTTCGATGCCAAGTCCACTGCGACAAAAGCTGTCGTTCAGGCCAAAAAGTCAAAGTCCAGCATGGGCACTGCCATTCAGATTGAAATGGCGCTCGACCAAGCCAAACGCTTCGAGGACGAGTTGCAGCTCCTGTTTATGCAAGCTGGGAAAATAGACGTGTGGAGCCGTATCAAGGCCAGAGCAGCGGCGCTGGATGTGGAGTCTGCCCATGATGCGCGGCGTGAGCGTGAGGCTGCTGAAAAGCGCAAGAAAGAAGTTGATGAGGTCATTGAGATCGTGCTGGTAGCGCTTGTCCTACTGTCGATTCTTGGGGTGATCTTGTATTTCACCTTTGGCATTCTTGAGCAGCGCAGGTGAACTATGGCAGATGAACGCCTTGCACTGGTTGACAAAATTCTGACCTATGTGTCCAGTCCATTTCGCCTGTTCGCATTGGTGCTGATGGCAGTCCTGACCTTTGCTGGGTACTTTGTATATACAAACCAAGAACTGCTGATCGGCGCCTACAAGGAGTCCAAGAAGATTCCAACGATTGCAGAGGATCGGGTGGAGGATGCAGCAGCGCACTTGTTCAAGCAGTCCGGTGCGCTGGTGGTGGCGGTCTTCAAAGTCAACAGCATGTTCGGCACTCGGGTTCTGTACCGCGCCTATGGCAAGAACGGCAGGGACAAAACCAATGACGGCCTGGACGTGGGGCTGTTCACTCAGAACGCGGCCAACAACAGTGATGTTGTCAAGCTGATGGCAAACGAAATCCCATGCAGCGAATACAAATCGGCGCAGTCGGAGATGGGCTTGTGGTACATCGCCAAGGGCGTGGCCTACACTTGCCGCATCAGCGTCCCGCCGGAGCCAGGGCGCTTTGTCGGCCAGATCACGGTTGGATGGGCGACCCAGCCAGAGGACATGGACAGCACTCGTGCCATGTTACAAATCGCAGCAACCATGCTTTCAAGGAGTAAACAGTAATGGATTGGTTAAAACAAATTGCACCAACAATTGCCACGGCAATGGGTGGCCCATTGGCTGGCATGGCTGTGTCTGCTATCTCAAAAGCAATCGGCGTTGACCCTGACAAGGTGGGCGACCTAATCTCCAACAACAAGTTGTCAGCAGAGCAGATTGCTCAAGTCAAAATTGCTGAGATTGAACTGCAAAAGCAAGCGCAAGAACTTGGCCTTAACTTTGAAAAGCTGTCTGTAGAAGACCGCAAGTCTGCGCGTGACATGCAAGCTGCGACAAGATCAATCGTGCCGCCTGCTCTGGCTGCAATCATCACTGTCGGTTTTTTTGGTATTTTGGGCATGATGATGTTTGGCAAAGTTGACGGCAGCAACCCCACTATTTTGATGATGCTGGGCAGTCTGTCTACTGCTTGGACTGGAATTATTGCTTACTATTTTGGCTCATCTGCTGGCTCACAAGCCAAAACTGATCTGCTTTCTAAAGCTCCTGCAATTAAATAAGGCATGCAATGAACCTCACTGAACACTTTACGCTGGAAGAATTAACGCACACTAGCCACCGGCAGTTTGACAATACGCCTAATGACAAAGAAATGGCAAACTTGGTGCTACTTGCTGAGTTCTTAGAGCAAGTCAAGACGCTGCTGGACGGCAAGCCAATCATGATCAACAGCGCTTTCCGATCCAAGCAAGTCAATGACAGCGTGGGCAGCAAAGACACCAGCCAGCACCGCTTGGGCTATGCTGCTGACTTCAAGGTGCCAGGCATGACGCCAGATCAAGTTGTACGGGCTTTGGTGGCCTCTGACCTACCTTTTGATCAAGTAATCCGTGAGTTTGATGCATGGACGCATGTGAGCATCAGCCCTTCACCGCGCCGTCAGGCTCTTATCATTGACCGCGCTGGGACTCGGCCATTTGCGTAGCGCCTTAGTGGGTGCTGTCTCTCCAGCAGTCACGCATTTGCCGCCTGCGTTTGGCGTACTTACCGACCCTTGAGGAAATCCGTAAAAAGCCTTTGGGTCGGCTGCAACCGGTGGTGTGCATGTGTGAATTGTGGTCAAGTTAACAGGCTTGCCGCATCGTTGGCAGAAGTTGCGCTCCTCTGGCTGCACTGCCAGGGGTGCTGCGTTAACCGCATTTATCCAAGCCTGTTTGTGAACAAAAACCTGCATTGCGTCAGTCGGCACAAGCGGCACAAGACGCCAACCCGGCTGCGCTGGCTTCAATGTTTCAGTTGTCATGTGTTCTTCTCCTTTAACTTTGCTTCGACGGCTTGAACTTCGTCTTTCCAAGTTGGATATAACCCTTGATCAATTTTTGTTATGTCTTCATCCGTCAGCCCTACCCATGTGCGCTGCGCTGGCTCATCCATGTACTCGCTTGGGTGCAGCTTGGGAAAATACCCATAGCGCTCTTCACGCTTACGCTCCTCTGCTGCAATAAATGCTGCGGCTTCCTGCACTGGCTGTGCCAAGGCTTCTTTAATTGAGGCGATGGTGTCATCCCAATCGTGGCCCATCTTGTCTGGGCAATAATTCTTTTGAACGCAATACGCGGCATGTTCCAGCGCTTCCAGCGCCAGCTTCAGTGCTTCGTCTTTGGTCATGCTTGTCCCCTTGCTCGGATGGCTGTAGCAAAACGAGTTTCGCGTGAGTTGTCTACCAGTTGGTAGCACAAATCAGCACACGCCTCACGCTCTGCTGCTGCGACAAGGGCGGCAAAGCGTTCAAGCCACGCC